GGCATGTGTTGTTCTCCTACCGCCCTTGCGCTTCGCGCTGCGGTTGGTTCCATGTTATGCAGATAGTGGTCTCGGTGCTTGCCCCCCACACTTCGAGCTAGTAGCTCAGGCTGCCGGATGTTCTAACAACACCAGTGGACGGACACCATTCGTATTTATGACGTTTAGACGCTGCACCCCCCAGCTCTATGGCAGGGGGCTCTACCCACGTTTCCGTGTGTGTTTACCAGCACAGTGCAATCCCGTACGTGGCCGTGCGTGTATTCAGTTAGGGGGTGAGGGGTGAGCCGTTCGCGACAGGTTTACTGCCCGTGAAATGAATGCTCGCACTCACCCCTCGAGGGGTTTGAGCCCAGAGAGTCTGGCGGCGATTGCCGTTAAATCTTTAGGGCGCCAAATGTACACCTCTGCGCCGTTGCGCTCGAGAGTGTTGAGAATTTGTTGCTGGAGTGGCGAGACCTTGCCTGAGGCGGTCTTCAGCTCGGCGTAGATGATGCCTCGCCCGTTCTGTGAGATAAGGGTTAGATCTGGCATGCCGGCGAGACCTCCTGTTCCCCAGTTGTTTCCTACAGCGTTGCGGTTGTTGTAGCGCATTGGTGGCACATGATGCGCCAACCAGCCGTACATTTTGCAGAGCTGCAAGATGTGATCTTGGAAAATGCGTTCAGTCATGTCCATTGCTGCGCTCCCATGCCCAGTGCAGTGCGTGTGACTCGTAGCGCTTGTACATGTCGGCGGTGCCTAGAAGGTCTTTGATTTCGCCGGCGAGGATGTTGGCTGTGCCTTCCCATCGGGCTCGGGCTTCGAGAGCCATTGCAAGCTGTTGTTTGAGGTTGTTCATTTCGACTGCGTGTGCTGATGATTCCACGATGCCCCCTAGATGTGTTTACGGGCGAGCCATGCGCCCAGCACCATCATTAGAAACGAGTGGGACAGGAAGTAAATGAACTCAACCATTAACTGATTTTTCTAGTTCAGTTTTAATGGCCTTATGCAGCTCAATAACCGCTAAGGCCTTGTCTGTGTTTTCCATTGCTTGCTGGGCGGTCGCCTGCCAGAAACGCACTTGATCTTGTAGATCGTTGACCTGCAAGATGAGGTCTGCAATGTAATCGCGCATGGTTCCGTTGTCCATCAGAATGGCTCCTCAGGGGTGTCGTAATCGTGTGGCGGTGCTGGTTGCTCGCCAGCCTCTAGACGCTTGAGCTCGTCAATGTAGGCCGATGCTTGGCGCTTAGTCATGCCATCAAGATTGACCGGTGGTGTCTTGCCCAGTGACTTGCATACGGCGCGGATCATGTTGCGCTGCTTGTCGCTGGCAAGGTCGCCGCTTTCGGTAATCGTGGTAGCCCCAGAGACCCGCTGAACCTTCTGCATTTCTTCTCGAGACGGACGCTTCGTGTGGTCAGCGGTTGGGGCGTATGACTCGCACATGCGGCCGAGCGAAGATGTCTCACAGTTCTCGACGTGGCTGGTGCGGTTTACATTGCCTTGACCCCGTACTTCTTCAGCGTGTCCAGTGGCCATGAGTTGGTCGCCAATCCACAACTCTGCACGGAATACGCATACATCAGATCCAGGCTGAGACAGCATCACTGTGATTACGCGGGGCTCAAGGTCTCGAGCCCTAAGGGTCTCTAACAGACGTGCCAGCCTGACGGCTACTGGTTCGTAATCTTCCAGACTCATGGCAAGTCCTCCCAAGGGTTTTTAACTTTGAACACGACGGTCTCGCCGTATGACTCAAATGCTGTCGCCTCGGTACGTGCCCCCAACGATGGGTGCCACGTGTTTACGATGTCGGACAGTTCAAGGATTCGTGCAGCTGCTTCGTAAAGCCATTTAGCGCCGACAGCATCACCGGATAGATGACGATCTGTGGCGAGGTTCTTTAGGCGCTGGGCAAGTGCATCATCAGAGAACGACATTGGCTGCCGCTTTCTTGGCGTCGCGCTTTGCTTTGGCTTCTGCCTTCTTGCGGATTGTCTCAAGTGACTTGGCACCTTCTGCCACGAGAGGCTCGACAACCTTGCGCAAGGTCACTGCAAGGGTTTTGTCGCCGTCACGCAGCTGGACATGGACGAGGGCGGTGTATTCCTCAGGGGTTAAGCGGAGGGCAACCGAGTGTGGTTTGTTAATCATTGTTTCTCCCAATGTGTTTGTGTTTACTTGCCTGACGTTGCTCGCCAGTGAGCTGCACCTTTGCCATTGTCCCAAAGGACGCTGGCTACCTTCAGGTTGCAGGAAGGGTCTGTCAAGGAGCGTATCAGTTGACGCGCTGGGCGTTTACATACCCGAGCCGTTAACGATCTGTGCCCCGAGTTGATTTGCATAATGCCGACATCATAAGAACGAACGGCCGAGCAATTTTTGTAAGTAGGTGCCGGCGATAGCACACAATTGGTGTGGTCCATTCCTTCGCGGTAGTTCCAGCCAATGGCTTGTGCAATCCCTCGGGACTCACGCCAGCAAATTCTGTCGGCCCATTCGATGGGGAGTTTGTGTTTACGGAATAGGTCGTGCCACTGAGGGCATTTCCACTCGGGTGCAGCTGATGCTTGCACGGACGGGATAGATACGGTGAATACTGCGAAGCAGAGCAATGCACGTTTAATCAACCTTCTCAACTTTTGTAGGCGACCCCCACACTTGCCCACGACAGCGCCTAGTGGCAACGGTGGTGCGAATGATCAGGTCAGGATTATGAATGTCACGAAAGATTTGGACTAGAACAAGTCCGTCCTCTGAGCGTAGTTCCTCGTAGAGAAAGGTGGGTATCAGTCCCATAGGTCCTCGTCTTCTAGTTCCCAGTTGTATGGCTGGTGGTGGTAAGGCCGTGGGTTCTTGCTGGCGTCGTACATGGCTTGCAATAGGCACCCAAAGAAGATGCAGAGGGGCACGGAAACAAAGAAGATGTTCATGGGATTGCCACCCAGACAATTGCTTCACGGCCTGAGCGCGTGTTACGGCGACGGCCTGAGTCCTCGAGCCATCCGTCATTGGCGAGCGTGTTAATGGCTGGGGTAGCGGACTGAACCAACATCTGAAAGTACTCGCAAATTTCGTCGCAGGTCATGCCGTCAGAGCCTCGAGATTTAATCTCTTGATAGATGGCGTTGCGTTGGGAGCCTGAGCGCCCTAAAGCGCGTCTAGCGGCCGCCTGAGACGTCTCCTGAGGTCCTGTGCGGGTGACGTTGCGGTCCACTGGTGGACGCTCCTCAATGCCGGCGAATAGTGGCAGGTCTGAGTAGTTCATTAGTACCCCAAGTCTCGGAATGTGTCGGTGATGGTTGCGATTTCGCGTGGGTCAGCTCCGAGCTGTTCTGCGATTTCGTAGGCGTCAAGTCCCCACCAGTATCCCTCGAGGACTGTGGCGTGGAAGATGTCCATTTCTGGCATTGTGTTTCTCCTTGTGTGTGGGGCGGGCACCCCGTGTGTAAACACAGTAGCGAGCGTGTAAACACATGTCAAGCACCCCGAGGGGGCGGGGGCAGGATCGGGGAGAAACATCGACCCCACCCCCTAATCTCGCTGGCAATGTCCCGTCGCCGGCAAGAGTCCTATGGCTTGGGTAGCGCTCTCCATGCAGCTTCAAAAGCGTCGGCAGCAGCTGCGCCGTGTTCCTTTTCCCACGTGTTGTCAATCTCTGCGTGGAGCCAGAGCCCTCCAATAGATCCAGCGTTGTCATCTTTGGTAAAAAGTTTTACCCCTTTAGGTCCAGCGCCTCGAGAGCACCTGTACCCACGGCCATACTTACCAAAGGCATAGTCATGCAGCTCTGAAAGTCGCAGCTCCTCTGAGTACTTGATAAGCCATTCCCAAGCCTGCTCAGCCTTAGCGCGGTCAGCCTTGTTGTAGCCACAGTCAACCGCCCAACCCGTTGCGTGGGTGCTGAGAGCGCCCTTGGCCTGAGGGTTTCGGACGGGACGATTCGCATAGATACCAAGATTCTTAAAACCCCATCGCCGGCCCATTAAATGAATTAAGCGCTCCATAACAGGTGACGCCTTTTTGCCGTCATACGACGGGAAATACAAATAGTTACGGGGCACTTGGCGGATCCTTTGGCTTGTCCTTGAGACCGTTGCCTGCGAGTAGCCCGATAAGTCCACCGGCGAGGGTCATTAGCATCGGGGACAAGACGCCCCACGCTTCAGCGTCGTTCGGGCTTTGCTCCGTAGGTTGCACAACAAAAAGCAATCCAAAGATGAGAGAAGCGATGGCCATGACAAATGACAAGGTCAAGCCAATGCCGACCACAAGAATCAGGCGGGCTTTGATTTCCTCATTGCTGAGGCGGTTTTCTGGTTTCATGGGCATCGCCTTTCGAATGTGCCTGTGGCTTTTGTGGTTTCGCAGTTTTCGCGGACTCGGTCAGCGCAACTACTCAGCGTCAGGCAGAACAGGATTGCTAGCAATAAGCGCTTCATACTCTGCAAACTCCTCGTCTGTCATTTCGCGTGTTTCATCGTCAATTTGTATAAATGGTTTTGTCATGATTCCTACTTTTTGTATCCGTAAACGTTAATAACCCCACCTGTAAACGCTCCAGCGCCGTTAATCAAGTTAAAACCTGTGTGAGATGCGTTGGTGTCTTGAATCCCCGTCATGGTTCCGGTGATGTTTTGGTATGTGACAGGGCCTGAGATAAAACGAGTAAATCCTGTTTGAAATGGATTGATGACTTCACAAATTAGACCGCCATAATTATTACCAGTTGCTGCTGAACCTGCCCAAGTAAACTGAGCATTGTTTACGTTGCTTGCCGCAGAAATTGTTCCGTTGGTGTAATTCACATAAAGAAAAGTTCCGTAATAACCAACGGTTGTAGCTCCGTTTAACTGAAAGCCAAAACTGATGTCGTTAGCGGTGTTGCGAACACCTGTCACAATTATTTTGTAAGCGTTATAGTCGGCGCTAAAAACGTTAGTGACATTGATGGTGGTAGGCGTTCCCGTAATTGCCTGCGACTTAATAAGCCACAAGCCGACGGCGTTCATGTCCTGAGCGCGTAAAACCTCGCCAGCGGAAAATGTTGGATAAGTCATGGATAACCCAATCTGTTTTGGTCAAGCACACCGAATGTGCTGGAGTCAAGTGTAAACGGTGTGCCGAGCGACGGTGAGAGATAAACCTGCACTCGTGCATAGTCCGGATAGAAAAAAGTGTTAATGCCTTGAATCTGGGCAGTGACGGTAGTGCCGCGGAAAATGACAGTAACTCCAGCGCCTAAATTCATGCCAACGTCTGCGCCGGGACTAACAATGTCGCGTGTGCTCAGCAGGCTTATCAAGGTGCAGGTGGGGGATTGGATAGTGCTGGTGGTAATCGAGAATGGGGTCACTGCTACACGGTCTTGGGTTGCAAGAATAAATCCTGCAAGAGATAAGGCATCGGCCGTTGACGCGTTATAAGTGTCATAGACAAGAGAGTTGTACGGAGGGGAACCTGTAGAGGCTTTCTGCGTAGCAATTCCTGGAGCAACAACTTCTATTTCTGTAAACGTGTTTTGCACCGAGCTTAGATACTCAAGACCGTCAAACTCATAGGCACCGAGAGTTCCGGCATCGCTAAAAACAAATTGCCTGTTGCCAATACCTGCAGCAAAATTGGTAGCCGTAAACTGCGAGCTTGTAAGCGCAACTCGTTTGCTGTCTAGATCGTCGATTAAATACTGGCCAGTGCGTAGCAAGCCGTTAATTAAGTCAAGAGATCCACCTTGAAAAGTGGTTGCTGGAACCGCAACCATGCTTGGCACGACACTGAACATGTCTACCCCAGCATTGTCTGCTGCAATAATGTCTATGACATTTGAGACGGTGCTTGCGATTGGCGTAAACGTGTCAATTACCGTGCTCGCCATTCTGCCGACCGCACCAGTGGCCGTAATAGTTATGCGATCTTGTGGAGCTGCTCCGGTGCCTGACTTGTACGGCATTGCAAACTGGCGCGAAACGTCTGTGATTGCTCCGACAAAATAAGCGGGTGAGCTAGAGCTGTTGGCATCTCTAACGTCAATGAACTGACCCACCGCTAAAGGCAATGCATAGGAATTGGCGGGGATTAACTCGATGACGCAATTTGTCTGGGGAAAATTGTCTTGAAATCGTTGTCGACCTCGGCTGATAGATACCGACTGAATACCTGTTAACGAGGTGTAGGTGCCGTTCAGCGTGGCTGAGTAGTTGACCGTTGGCGTGGTGTACGGCATCAGCCACTCACTCTGATGGGCACTGAACCATTCAGCTGCATGTAACGGCGTAGGGCGTTAACCACGGCTTGTGGGTCCCCGCCGTTGACATTGATGGTGACGTTGTTGCCGGTGCGCTTGGCGCTTGCTTGATTGAGAAGCCCCATGTCCCCTGCAATAGCTGAGTCGCCAAGTGCGGCACCAGCAGCGTCAATAGACCCAAGGTCAGCGTTTAGAGATGCCACCGTCATGCCGCCTGTACCGGCAAGAAGATCAGCGGCAACCTGAGAACCAGCCACAGGTCCAAGGTTCATGAGCTGTGCAAGACCTGACCTGCCAAGGCCGACAGCAATTAGCTGCTGAAGTTGGCCACCAAATTTTTTGGCTGCTGCAATTTGCTCGGCAAATGCTTGGGAGTATGTCTTGCGCTGGGATTGCGCTGTGTTAAGTCCAGCTTCTGCTTTTGCTACACGATCTGTGGCGTCGGCCATCTGCTCTGTCGTGTAAACCCCGTCCTTTTGAAGTTTGTTTAGAGCTTCGTAGGCATCCATGCGCTCCTTGAGAGCGTCTTGGTATTTGTCCTCAGAGTCAGTCGCACCAGCGAGGGCAGAGCTTAGAGACACCCAGCCCCTTACTGCGTCAGCAAGTCCACTGGCGTATTCCCGCAAGGATTGCTTAGCCTGCTCAATTGCTTTCTTAGTGGCTTCAAACAAGTTTTTAGCGGCTTGTCTTGCTTTATCTGATGCGGCCTTGGCTTTTTCGGCGGCAGCAATACCGGCAGCTTCAGCCTGACGCGCCCTATCTCCTGCTTCTCGAGCCTTGTCAATTTGGACCTTTAAGTAGCCAGTTTCTTCTGCTGCCTTGTTTGTGGCATTGGCATAATCGCCTTGAGCTTTAGTGGCGTTTCTGACCATAACGGTAAGACCGACAAGTGCGGCAGCGCCAGCGATGGCTGTGGCAATACCGACACCTGTGGCAATCTGAACGGCGAAACCCGAAATAGCAAGAGCTGTGTTTGCTGCCGTGGTGATGGCGGCGATTGTGTTGTAAACAACCATTGCGGCCTTAGCTGCTAAAAGAGCCGTGGCAAGACCGCCTACGCCAATTGCAAAGCCAATCACTAAGGGGGTGTTTTCTCTTACAAACTTTGCTGCTGATTGCAGACCTTTTGCAAACTCGGCAAGGTAAGGGACAAGAGCCAAGCCAATTGTTTCTTGAGCGTCGTCAAGGGCAATCTGCATCTTCTTAAGTCCACCGGCTGCGGTGTTTGCAGCTGCGTCAGATGCGCCTCCAAAGTTGCTTTCAAGAATCTTGAGCACGTCAGAAAAGTCAGCGCCATTCTTAATTGCGGTTTTAAGCTCTGGCGACAAGGCTGCAAGAGATCGCATGTTGCCTGAAAACCCACGCGAGAGCGCCTCAGAAACAGACCCTAAATCTTGGCCCGTTGCCGCGGACACGTTTAATGCCGTTTGAAGTAAACGCTGTGCATGGCTGACGTCCTTAGTTGCTGTTACCAAAGTCGACAGGGCCGGACGAAGCTCGTCGTCCGACACGGCTGCGGTGTACTGGAGTTGCGCCACAAAATCCTCGTTGGCAGCAATTTGAGCGTCCGTCGCTGTAGTGCTGTTGCGGATTTGCGTTGCCAGTTTCTTCATGGCAAGTTCTTCATCGGCCGCAGCCTTGGCAGCAGACAGACCTGCAGCGGCCAGACCTGCTACAGCGGCAGCAGCTGGAAGCGCTGCCTTGCGGATTGCGAACGATGCCTTTTCTCCGTTGGTCTTAAGACTCTCAAATTCTTTGATAGCACTCTTGATGCCTTTGAGGTTGGCGTCTGCGACGATGCTAAGAATGATGCTCATTTAGGGGTCACCTTTAGATTGCGGTTTACGGCGTTGCCAACCTTCTCCACGATGTCAAGCATGCCCTGCTGAATTTCTCCTTCATGGCGCTCAAACGCTGGGTACATAATGCGAGAGGGCTTGCCGTGCTTTTCTGCAAGACGATCACCGAGCACGTTGCGATTGCGACGACCGGCCATGTCGTAAACGGTGTTAGCCATGCCCTGCCACTTGACCGAAAAAACCGCAAGGTTGCGGACGATGCCGGCAAACTCCTTGGGCTTCTTGGCGCTAACTGCTTGCTTCACCATTGTCATTGCTGCAGAGCCATTCCATGGAAACAATTGGTAGCCACTTTGAGTGACCCACTTGCGACCCATACCAGAGATAGGCGGGTCCTTGGGAATCTCGCTGCGGATGTCAGCCACCAGCGGATTGGT